GTCTTAATAACTTGACTAAACGCTTAATCATTTTTGTTCTCTCTGATCTCAAGCATCAAGTTTTTAGCTTGCTCGTGGTATCCTGCAGTTGCTAATCTACTAGCAGCCATAGCATACCCTGCTCTTTCAATCCAGTTCCAAAATGATTTTTTGTTTTTAGCGGCCATGAGTCATTCTCCTTATCTCTTCGTAAGAAGAACCACTCACAATGTTATGATAAACCCACTCTGCATCTTTTTTATATTCAGTACGGCAGAGTTGCCACATAGCGTCTCTATCAACACGATCTTGATGAGGCTTTGTAATCCATCTAAGTAAAGTTTTCATTTAATTCTCCCATTGTTATGAATTTTACAATGGGACGCAGACTCAGTTAATACTAATCGTTCTAGGTAGTTTTTCGTCAGGGACTCGAACTTCGAGTGTAACAACTAAAATACCATCGACCAAGTCGGCTCCAGTGACTTCTGTGTACTCACTCAAGCGATAACTCTTCATAAACTTACGATTAGATATACCCTTGTGGATATATTGCTCCTGCTCACGTCTTTGTTCACGTTCACCGCGCACAGTTAAGACATGATCTTTTACTTCGATAGTAAGATCACTCTTTTTGAAACCAGCGACAGCAAGTTCGACAATGAACTTTTTATCGTCAACTTTTACAACATTGTGTGGAGGATACGCATCCATAGCGTGTTTTGAAATACGCTCAAGATCGTTAAGTATATGATCGAAACCTAAAAATGAGTTTCGTGGAAATGCTAATGTACCAGTCATGGTTAACTCCTTTTTCTAGCAAGTTAAATAGGCAAACCCCTTATCGGGCATTTGCAACTGTAGTATATAAAATTAGAGGTAAAGTGTCAAGATGAATTTTCATTATCTAGGAGGTAAGTAATCACCTCCATAAAAAATTTAGCATCTGCTACAAGCACAGTGATCAGTAATAAAAATGGAGTAAGGGGTTGACCTAAAAGTCCAAATACTAGTAAAACAGATGATATATGTATAAACATGTTATACAAATACTCTTTTACTGCCTCTTTAGGAACGATTAGATTAAGGAAATTTATAGAATATATGATTGCCGATGACAACAGTTTGCTCCATATGATTAGCCCAGTCAGGGTTTACGTAATCTGCATGATAGTGAGTAGAACCTCCAGTATTATCATAGAAATCTCCATGAATAATCTTAAAGGCTATTGCTTTAGATAGTTCGTAAATATTTGCGTCTTGTTTTGGTATAACATCTGACTTACCATCGCAATACCAAGAAAATTGACATCTGTCTCTTTTAGGAAAATAAATTCGCTCACTGTCGGGTAAAGAAGAATCTTTTCTAGTTTTCCAAGACTCGCGCACTGGGCCTTCTTTTATAACATCACAGTAGTTATCTGGCCAGTGAGGGCTGCGAACTCGGTTTCGAGTGACATTTGCTACCGCAATCATACCCCTCGTGGGTTGATTTCTAGCTTCCCAGTAAATATTATCAGCTAGGCAAGATACCTCGTGTGGGACGTACTGCGCGTAAGATGTCGTGCTCAACACACTCATCGCCATACTGAATTTCAATAACAGACACAGATTCTTCAGTTTCATTAGCTAATTGATGCCACTTTCTCTTATTAATCAAAAACGTATCGTTAGGAGTTTTTTTAGTAACAAAAACGTCTTTGCCTGAATCGTCAGACGAATAGTATATTGTAGCAGTTCCTTCTCTTATAAACCAGAGTTCATTTCTTTTTTCGTGCGATTGCCATGATAAATGGGAGTTCGGTGCTACAACGAGTTCTTTTACTTTCACTGTTTTATAGTCTGCTAATACTTTCCAAAGTCCCCACTCTCGATCAGTAGGTTGAAACTTCCATTCTGCTAAAAAGTCAGAAGATGAATTAAGTTTAGTTGTTCCGCCTAGTGTATCGTCAATTAAGATATCATTTTGAAAGCAAAAGTTTTTTTCTGGGAAGTTACCTGACCTGTCACCACCGTTACCGAAAGTAATTGAATTAAGACCGTAAGTATCTAAAGCATATTGAATTGCCATATTAGCTGTATCATCTGAGTCGTCAAAAGAAAAAACTTCATCAATATATTTGCACGAGTCGAGCACAGTAAATCTTACATCAAAAGGCATAAAAGCTCTACCCTTTTTACGGTTTAACCAATCATCTGAGTTTAGTCCGACAAGAACTAGATCATATTTGTTTCGAGCATCTTTGAACATCTCAATATGCCCATCATGAACGGGGTCGAAACCTCCTGATAATACAACTACATTCATATAAAAAATACTCCCAAAGTAACACTGTAATTATAACAGGAATAACTATCAATCCAAGTGCGGCTTTACCTAAAAATATTACCAATGATCTCAGCGTTATCCGAGATGATCGACCCCTCGGTTTTACCATTGTCTTGCCAAGCTTTTAGAATTGAAAGGTGTTTGCAGCTGCGAGTACGAGCAGGGCAATCACATCGGCTACCAGTGATCCTGTATACGCCAACTGGTGTGTTTGATTCTTCAAATTTTGCAACTTCATATGTAAATTTACCTTTACGAACTAAGTAGTTTGCCATAATTTACCTCATTTTCAATATAATAACTTAAAAGAAGAGATTTAGGCAACGTTAAAGTAGTTCTTTTTCATGCAATAAATCAAATAAATAATCAGCGTACCACTTTTGAGTATCTTCATCATAGTGAGAATTATATCCTGAGTCTATACTGAACTGAGATATTTTTCTATTGTTAGCCCCACAGTAGTTAGTATACGCTAGAGATTGATTTAAGAAATGAGGATAACGTGTCTTATCAATATGAATTTTATAAGGATTATACTCATCATTAGTAGATAGCTGATGCTCTACTGCACTCAAAAATAAATATTTAATCTTGTATCTATATAAAAGATTTTGAAGATTAAGCATATAGTTGTAATATTCTGTTACAAGAGTCTTGTTAGAGGTTAAAACCACCCAACGCCTATAGTAGTTATACAAATCAGAAGGAAACGTCTTTTTATAGCGCTTGTCATTACCGATTACTAAAGGAACCCAGCCGTTATCCCAGTTCCATTCGTGAGGATTATCAAAAAATAACTCTGTTCTGAAATAACCAGGCCACATAACTACAAAAAATAATTCATCAGTTGAATTACCTTTTTTGATGTAATCAAAAAGAAATTCATAAGAAGTTCTAACAATTCTTCTTATGGAAGACCCTGACATAGCAAGGTTTGTATAGTCCCAGTTAAATTTGTTTGCAAGATGCTGCCCCCAAGCCTTTTCATAACACCAACCTTGGGACGGAGCCTCTAATTCTGCTCCTGCTGCATGAGAGCAACCATTTACTATTAGGCGCATTAATTAAAACCGTACTCAACATTCATTAAAGGGACAGCGTTAGAAATTAACGCGGTATTACTAAGACCGGTAGGAAAATAATCATATGCTCCACCGTCTATTTCTGTGACAGTTACTGTAAGATCATAGTCTCGATGTAACGGGAGACCAGGAAAGGTAATTGTATCACCTTGCTCATACCCAGTGCCAGAAGATACCGTCGAAACGGTCTCAAAACCATACTGATCAACAACAGATTTTATAGTGCACCCAGTACCTGAACCAGTAGTGCTAGCTTGAGAAATTTCAGTAGTGGTAAAAGCATTATTAGTTGGAAAATTTCTATCATCTGCTATGAAAAATGTTTCTACTCGACCTATGCCATGAGCATTCTGTACTACGTTATCTGCTAAAACCGTAAACTCCATAGGTTGATTATTGGAAGCGTGATACCACGAAATGTTATAACAATTATTACCGCCATAGTCACCGTAACTAATGTCTGTTATATACATATTTGAATCTGAATATAGATTTGCCATTTTAACTCCTAAAAATTATTATATTTTTCATATTGAGGAAAGACATCAAAAAAGTTAGTTCCTCGATATACATCTAACAATTTATTATATGAAATAAAGTCCTTCCCTAAAGTTGGTAGATCAGTATCAATAAAATCATTAAATAGTTTTTCTAAATGACGGTTTCCTGCGTATAACTTACGAAGAGATTCCTTATCTTCTCGTAGTAGCCTTTGCGGATTTAAAAACTCTGGTAAGTAACAAGGAGAGTAATGCACTCTTATTTGTAACTTTTCCCTAAATTTTTCTATATCTGGCAGTGTCCAAACACTATAAGCATTTACAACGCAATTAATATCTAGCCTAACATGCTTAATCACCTGGGCTACATTATCTAAGAAAACTTTTCTGTCGAATCCAGTTCTAGAATACTCAACAGCAGGACCCCAACCATCACAGCTAGCTTCTAATGTAACATTTTTAAATTGTTTCCACAAGTCTAAAAGATTAACATTTTTATAATGAATATTTGACAAGTTAGTTGAGTAAGAAAGCGAAACGTTAGTTAAACTATTATCAACTAAAAAAGTTAGCAAACGCCAATGAGCATCTGTGATCAGAGGTTCACCACCTGAAATATTTATATACTTTAGAGATCCAGACTTAATTTGTGTTTTTAACAAGTCAAAAAGATGTTCATTGTCCTCAAAAATGTCCTTTGTAACATCGTAAGTATGCTTAAAGTAATTATGTTTTCTATTTTCAATCTCCCACGTAGAAGAAAAATTTGGATTACACATACGACACTTAAAGTTGCAAACATTATTTAGTCTTAAATGTATATGTGTTAAACCATCAGAAGATATAGCAAGCTGTCTTCTATGAGAAGACATATTATTTTTTTCATTATCCCAACACCACTCACAATTCGAATTTTTAACATTGTTTAGTAGGTCATGTTTAAGATTTTTAAGTGCATTACTTGACAGATAATTCTCAATATTGCTACCCATAGGAAACCGATTAGACGGCATAACACAACAAGGAGTAACGCTACCGTCCTCCTCGATGTGCATTTCATTCCAGGGTCTTGAGCAAAAAGTGCTACTTTGATGCGGCTCTTGCAATTAAAGGTTCTCTCTTGATACCGACAATTTCATCTTTAATTCGTTGATACTCTTCAGCCATTTCATGCTGATTTTCAAGAGTATAGTTCAGAAAGGTATTTCTAAGTCGGCTATAAAAATTCTTCCACACAGGGCCATGAGGCTTACACCTATGACGATTAATCTTGTAGGAGTAGTATTGAAGTGCGTGAGCTACTTCGTGCAGAATTACCATATCTAGTCTATCATAACTTCTACGAGTGTAAAAGCCCCCAATATCAGGATGATCATCAAAAGACCTATATTCATAGACTCTATAGATTTCGCCTTTATAGTCACGGCAAAGATGATTCATTGCAATGTTAATGCCAGGCCCATCTGCATACATTCCACCACGAGATGAACGACGTTTTGGATCCCAGTCCAGTCTAATACTACCTAGTGAGAAATTTTTATAAATCTCTCGCTGACAAAAAGCCTCTACCTTACGAATGTAGTCATTAGCATATTTATTCCATTTTGCGCGTTCAATGCTGTTCATTATCGTCTCTTACCTGTTGATGAATCTGATGCTTCTTTAGAAGATAAAACTACAAGATTTCCCTTGTTGTATGCCTGTCCAATATGAACACCGCTACCAGAATAACTTTTGCTACCTTTAACAAAACCATTACCGACACGATCAGATGTAGGTGCAGTAATAATATCAGATTTGTAGTTAGGGAAATCAGACCTGGATTTTTTAGCTTTAGCAAGTTGAGAAGGGTGAACTCCTCTTTTGAAGAGCCACCGTTCATGATCTTGTTTAATTTGGGCTTTAGTTCTCTTTTGTTTTTTCATGATCATAATATATAGAAAAAACACATATTAGGCAATTAAATACTTAAATCCTGAAAGCCAATTAAAGGAGATATATATTTACCATCAATGTCTGGAGTAAGCATTTCAATAGCAATATTTCTTGCTTTAATAACTCTATCTAAATTATCATCACAAAAAAGAGCAAGTCTGTTACCATGTGCAGGATTAGTGAAATACAAATCAGGATTATCAAATTGATAATAGACTAACTCTTCACCACATATATAGTCAAATAATTCTAAGTTAAGGGTAAACTGTGTATCAGGCTGTCCAAAAAGTGCTGCTAAATAGAAAGTATTTGGAGTGTAGTCATTAGGTTGCCATTCCCAAGTGTTCGTATTATAAAGATTATAGATTGCATTCATTAATTCATGGTCGCCAAGACGGTCTAAATCTCCCATACGAAGCTGAGCCTCAATAATCTGGAAGCCTATCATCTCAATATTGAGAACTCCAGTGTAGCCGCCCATATGATCCCAAATCCAACTGCAAATGTAATCTTCTTCTTCCATCGGAAGCTTAACAAGTTCCCAATAATCAAAGGCTCCATGCTGTAGCTTTTCACCTCTCATGGCAAAATGAGTCATAATTTCGCCGTCTCTTAAAATGAAGTCTATAGAGTAGTGTTCTCCCATAGCATATCTAGACCAGAAGGCTCCTGGGTTAGTTACTTCTCGGTATTGTTCCTCAGTGTGACAAACAATTGAGCCAATTGATCCACCGAACAAGTTAAATGTAGGTTTGACACAGACAGGATATTCTGTAGGAGTAGTTCCTACTGGTCCATGAGGTATCTTTTGAGTTTGACAGATAGTCATTTTGTTATAGATCCAACGAAAATCTTTGTTATTTTCGTAAGCTATATCATCAGTGGTGGGAATAACAACTCCGGCATCACCTACATGACCCTCATATAGGTGAGGCATTTGCTTAATAGGATCGTAATTTTTCCAAACCATTAAAATTGCACCTTTGGAGACCAGAAAGTGGTTCTGCCATCATTAAGTTTAAGTCTTTCGACAGGATTTCCGTAAATATCTTCTTTTTGATTGTAAACCATGACACGAGATTGTCTGGCTGCTATCATTTCATCTGGGTTAGATGGAAACCTAGTATACTTCCCATGATTATTATATAAATCAGAATAGTTACGAATAGTTGCCCCACCAGACTCAAACGATGCTGATAGTACTTTACAAATTGCATAATAAAGTTTTTCAAGTTCTTCACCATCTAAAGACCCCATAAGTCTATGAGGAGCGATACCTGCTAGAAATAAAGACTCAGATTTGTAGATATTTCCGACCCCAGATATCTGAGACTGTTCCATAAGCCATTTAACCACTGTCCATTGGGGTTTTCTGTTAGCAATGTCCACGAATGTGGATAAAGAACAAGGATTATTGAGCATATCAGGGCCAATAGAAGCCAATTTCTTCTGATGATCCTTATCATCAAATACAAACTTAATAGTACCAAAATTACGTTGATCATTATAATATACTGCCGAATCGTCATCAAAATAAAACGCAATGCGAGTATGCTTTGATGGTTGAAGTTTGAAATTACCTGTCATACCTAAAGTAGTATACATATAGCAAATTGGAAGAAGATCTCCGAACTCCCACCAAATAAACTTACCTTTATTGTATACCCCTTTTACAGGCAAAGGCTTTTCATCAAGTGCAAAGTAGAACTCTGCAAACCCTGTAGGTAACTTCTTGACGTACCTACCAGAGACAAAGTTAATATTGACTAAAGACTTACCTTGTACAGCACGGTTTACTTGCCGTGCTGTACGAGTGCATTCTGGCCCCTCCGGCATTAGCGCATCTTAATTTGCATATCACGAGGGTATCCCCAAACATCAATAGCGGGAACACGCATCATACGCTGTTTAGTATTTTTCTTATCAGGATTTGGAATAGTAAGCATAACGTTTTTATGTGCGCGCCATGCCTTCACCTGATTAGCAAGCCTTGCATCAGTTTGCATATAGTCTAGTCGAATAGATTTGCGGATATTTTTAGAAACGGAAGGGCGCTCACCCTTCGAAACATAGTTTTTACCACTAGAGCGTTTGCCTTTTGCCATGTCATACTCCTTGTTAAGATTATGTATAAATATAACTTAAATTAGAGCAACAAGCAACTAAACAGTGACTGAGTATTGTAGTGAATTAGAAGAGACTGAGATATTATTCTTCATCTCGATGAAAGAAGAAATAAAGTTATTTGCTTCAAAAAGATGCTCACATTTTGGGCACTCAACTAGATCGAGAGGGACAATAACACCCCTCTCGAACCAAACTTCATTATCTTGGTGACATACAGGACAATTAGTCCTCGCTCTGTAAACTGACATTATATATCTTTTTATAGTAAGCATTGATGTCATGATCTCTCACACCATCAAAAGGTTGTTTATTTTTCCAAGCGGCTTTTCTACCTCTTAGTTTATCTTTGAACCTTTGCCAAAAAGTCATTTTACGTATGTTACCGTAGTGGTTGATATACTCAAGATGACCGTAGTGACGGTAGCCCATAAACCAGAACGGAACTGCTGTAACAACATCATTGTTATTTACAAATCTATAGTGCTTAATACCGTCTGATTGCATTTCTTTACAAAATGACTTAGTTCCAACCCTAGGTGAACCAAAAGTATAAGCTTCGTGAGAATCCATTCTGCTAGCACAGAGAGTTGCTAAAGCTCCCCCTAAAGAATGCCCTGTGCACACAATTTTATAGTCTATGTTGGAATTTGATTTTAAGTAATCAATATGACCAACAATATCACTATACACTTTATCAAGAGCTTGAGCAAAACCAAAATGGACTAATCCTCTTTCTTGGCTGCGTTTAGGCCATGCTTTGAGATCTGCGAAAACATCTGTCATCTTATCTGGCTCAGTGCCTCTAAAACAGATAACAATCTCATCTCCATCAAGCAAAACAAAAGCTTGAGTTCCTTCACGATCAAACCATGACCAATCTTTGAACCCCATCTTAAGTAGTTTATGGTTTAGCTCTTCAAATTCAGAATAGACAATGGAAGAGAACATTGCCATCTTTGCTGCTTTCGCATACATTATTTTTTCTTCTTTTTCGACTTCAGAATTGCTTTCTGAAGTGCTGGTGGGAGCTTCTTTTGAGCAGCCGTAAGACCATTACCATTGCCGTTCATTTTCTTTTTAGCTCCACCAGACATAGGCTTCTTTTTACCATTCATTTTTTTATTACCGTGCATTGCCATTTTCTCTTCCTTTTCTTGCTTTAGTTAAAATTTCTAAATCTTGTTGAATTAGAATAGGGACAGGTGTAGAATGTCCTCTAAAAATTGGGTGACTAAATAGCCATTCTTCTTCAGGTCTTATTTCATTCATTCGTTCCATTATTTTTTTAAGCTGTCTACCGCTAGCGTGTTTATGAATATACATTCTAGCCACGTAGTCTTCAAGTGGTAGTATCTCACTTTTCCATAATTGAACGTCAATCTTTTGTTTATGCCAGTATGCCCTACTCCAAGGGCATACTGACACTATTGAAGCAAAATAAGAAGGCCAGTCAACGTTACTTACGCTTACCGCCTCTTCCACCGCCTCTTTTTCCACCTTTTTTCATCATTATGACTTTCCTCTCTTTCCTAGGTCTACTTTCCGGCCCTTGTGAGGGCCAGATTTTCGGGCTATTAGCCCGCGTGCTACAAGGCGAGCACGATTCGTAGAACCAATATTCTTGCCCGCCTTGTGCTTACGTAATAGCTCTGAAATATTTATCTTGGGCTTTTTACGCGTTTTTGACATGATTTATCCTTCGTCACGAATGATGTTCATGATGCCCCAAATGAGGCCTCCCCAGACAATTATGTCAAGTAGAGCCATACCTCCCCAGATCACCGCTGCTGCAACAGCAATAGCGATAACACCCTGGTGAGTTGAATGTTCTTTGATACGATTAGTAATCCAGTTCATCCACCAACTCCTTTCCTGTAGGCCCGAGTCTTTTTAGCAACTTTTTTAGGTTGTTTAACAAATTGCTTACCCGCCTTGGACCCCTTGCGTTTAGCTGCATTAGTTGCGCGCTTCTCACCAGGAGATAACGCAGCCCAAGCAGCTTTTGGAAGATAACGTCCACGCTTTTTGCGTGGCTTCTTACCTTCTTTTTCAGATGAGTATTGCCACTCTTGTCGTGTCCAATTTTCAAGAGAACGTTGACTAGGTTTTTTTGCCATTATTTTTTCCTCTTACCTAAACCTTTTATTTATCCACTTAAAACAGGCATAAGCAGCTAATAATACAATGATTGTGCCTATACCATCTACCCAAGAAGTTTCATTCATAGCATAAATTAAATCAGCAGTAAACCAATCCACTACAACACCCCATCAATGAATGGATTTTCATAAAACTTTACAAATTTTCCATCTTCAACAAGCATTGCATAGCGTGTACTACGCACACCCATAGCGTCTCCCATGTGCCTATCTTTGCCAACATTTTTGGTAAAAGTAGCTAAAGGATCACCGACAGAGTCAATATTAGGATGTCCATGTATCTTATTCCACTCATCCATCACCATTGGGTCATTGACCCCAATAAAAACAACTTTATCAGTTAGAGTTCCGTCATTGATAGCCTGTACAAAACCTGGTAGATGCTTACGTGTACAACCTCCAGTAAAGGCCCCAGGAATACCACATATTATAACTCTACCTTCTGTTGGTAAGTTATAAGGTTTTGGATCACCTTGCGGATCTACCACGAATAAACCATCATTCTTAATTTCCATTATTTATAACCTCCGCCAGCACGCTTATAAGCAGCTGCTAGCATTTGTGCTTTTCTAGCACTCCATTGACCTGGGCGTCCGCCCTTACCTTCACGCATAATCTTATTAAAAAGTCTTTTACGCATTGTAGGTTTAGTATAGTTCCCTGCCTTGTTGACAGTAGATTTACTTTTAGTCTTTTTAGCAGGCATCAATAACTCCTTTTTACTTGTCCTCTAAACGGTGTTTTCATAGCACACCAATCTTCTGGATGAACATTTCTAGGTCTTCTTCCAGCAGGTTTTGAGACCATTCTACCTTGAGGAGTATAAAAAGCACACCACTCCTGTTTTGGTCTACGTTTTACAGAGGAACTCATAGTTTTCCACATATAAGTACCATTAGATGATTTTTTAAATTTTCTTACTGCCATGAGTTCTCCAAAAAAAAAATGAGGATGCAATTACATCCTCATTATACCTTACACATATGTAGAGTCAAATTTTTATTTTATCTGTGAGAGAATTTCCTTAGAAGTAGAATCAACGTAATCATCAGGAAAAAACTTTCTCACAGCAGTAGATTTTGCTACATTGCCGTCCTGATTAATATAATATGTGATAAATTCTTGTTGGATAACACTTTCATGTTTTGCTTTTACAGCAGAATAAAACGGTCCTTCTTGCATAGTTTCTCCTATCTTGATGCAACCATAGTTAATGAGAGTCCACAAACTCTGATTTTAAAATTATTCCTAGCTTTTTCATATACAACAATCTTAGCCCGTTGACCAGAAGCAGTTTCAAAGACACACTCATATTCTTCAGGAACTATCACACCCCCTTTTGCAAGAGTAGATTTAACATCGAACATAAGTGCTCTTTTATAATCTTGATCTATCCAACTCCGTGCTAAAGCTCTACCTAATATATCAGGCAGGTATCTTTTTACACTCTCTCGATCAACTAGCTCAATATCGTCCTCAACTAGACTAAAAACAAAAGAAATCTGTTTGTCTTCGTAAGGAACTAAAGCAGTGCTCATAGTCTTTTTGCTACAACAGGTTCGTTAGCAAACTGTTCCTCAGTCTTAATAAAGTCATAAAATCCTTGAACAGCAACTTCCTTAAACTTAGCTTCAATATCAAAATCAGCATATTCAAGCATGGGAACGTGACGAGCCATCAACTCCTCGTCCCAATAAGTCTCTGAATGAGCATTTGGTTTCATCCAGTAGTCTGGATTTTCGGGGTGAAATGACTGGGACTTGTGGAACAACGGGCGTACACCTCTCCAGCTCTTGACAGCTTCAATAAAGTAGTCGTCTGTGTGGGAGATATGATCCACGTCTCTAACTTTCCTATTGACTGTTTTCTCTTCCAATTTAACCTTTTCTGTTTCAACCATTCGGTGGCAGGCATAGTGGTGTGTGTCAAGTGTGCAGCGTATGGGGATACGCTGGGCAAGTTCAAGTGTGTGGCGGATGTCATAGCCGTTGGGTTTATCTTCATTTTCGACGGATAAGCAACCTTGGGCATAATCGGAAAGGTATGGGAAGTGGGTGGCGAACCGTTTAATACCATCTTCGTGTTTTCCTCCATAAAGTCCTTGCAAGTGAATGTTCATAGAAAAATCTTCAGCAGGAAGATTCATGTATTGACCGTAGAGAGCATGGTACTCAAGGTCTTCAATAGACTTCTCCACGACGTCTGGCTTATTTGAAGCAAGCACAGTATACTGACCTGGATGAACTGATAGCCGAACAGAATGTTTTTTAGCTGCCTGACCAGCTCTAGCAAGAATTTCTTTCAACTCGTCTCTGATCTCATCATACCAATCGTTAGTAAAATCTAAGGTATAACAAGGAAAGAGTTCAGAAGAAATTCTGAAGGCTCTTAAGTTCATAAATTGATGTGGAAAGTAGTTTTCTAGAGCATCTACTAGCTTATTACAATTAGAAATGGCCTTTGACTGGACTTTTTCTTTGCCGCCTTCTTTAAGAGCATAAGTCTTAGTG